CTGCACGGTTTTGGGGTTTATCTTGAAGCAAATAACGAAACAGTCGAATACAACACACTTGACCGGATGGGCTACTTAGGTATGTACATCAGTGGCAACAACACACTGGTAAGAAACAATGTAGTTGACAGTGTTTGTCTGGTTAAAGATGACGGGAGTGCTATCTATGTCAATGGTTATCTATCGACAACTATGTCAAACAGGATCATTGAAAACAACATTGTCACGAATGCTATTGGCGCACCGGCCGGAACTACTACAACGGCATATCTCGCACATGGGATTTATGTTGATCAGTACGGGAATAATGTTACAATCCGAAACAACACTGTTACCAAAGCAGCATTAGCCGGTATCTTTTGCGGGTTCAATACGCACGATATTACTATCACAGGAAATACAGCTTATGATAATCCAACCGGGTTCCTTGTTTCAGAGCAAGATATGCTTGCAAATAATTTCACTGTCAGCAATAACATCTTTGCAACACCGGACACGGACGATCTGATCTCAGTATCGACAAGCGGAAATACATTTGCATCAATCGGTACATGGTCAGGCAACTATTATATAAAACCTTTTGACGATAAAGCAGTGGCGGAATACTTCGCACTATTATCAGGTAAACTTATTTATAACGCTTATTCATTCGCAGGGATGCCTGATGCAACGGCAAAAAAAGAACCTGTTACCATTATACCATACACAATTAACAGTCTTACCGGGTCTGATAAGTTTACGGGTACAAGTGATTTTACCACCAGCGATTTAACCGGAGTTTCACGGATTGGAGGCACAGGTACACTGACATGGGATAACACCGGCAAGATTGACGGGGGATCGGTGAGGGTTGAGATAACCACACCCTCAACAACCAACAGTAGAAACATTGTTACATTCCAGATCGGAGCGTTAAAAGCTAATACTAAGTACATAGTTAAGTATGATATTTTAGGCACAACCGGGAATAAAGCAGTAGGAAACTATCTGAGGTATGATCAAACATTCTACACTGTCAGGGAGAAGTACATGCCATACGGTAACACATCCAGTCACGTTGAAATGCTCTTAGAATCAAATGGTGCTGTTGCTTCAGCCGGTATGTGTTTTGACTTCTACGATGGGGACGGACCTGTCTATATAGATAACTTTGAGTTCTTTGAAGCCGATGTAACAAAAGCAAATCCAGCAGATCACATGCTATTTGATTATGCTACCACAACAGCAAAAACAGTTACCGGACTTTCGGGGTGGAAATCACTTGCTAATGAGTCTGTGACAACATACACCCTTCAACCTTATACATCAATCGTTTTAACAAAGTAAAGCTATGATAAAAGCAATTAAATGGATTTTTAGTATTATGGAAGATCAGGGCGGAAACCCGTCTTTCAAAAGGTTTGTCACTCTCATATTCGTGTTCTTCTTCTCACTGTTGGTGAATGGTTCGCTCGAAGGTAAAGTTATAAATCAGGATGTGTTATTTGTATGTGGTGGAATTATCCTTTTTGGGATTGGAGCCATAGCCTCAGAAACAATAGCAAAAGTGTGGGGGGAGCGCAATGCCAACAATATACAAGCCCCCTAAAAAGGTTTACAAAAGAAAGACAGTCAGTAAGAGAGGCAATGAGAACCATGCCGCTGTTTACAACACTGTTACCTGGAAGCGTCTCAGAATTGAATATCTGAAGCAGCACCCTATCTGTGAGATATGTGAGGCAAAAGGAAAGGTCAGCAATATTGCAGACGTTCACCACAAGACACCGATCTCAACAGCAAACACGAAACACGGAAAGCAGATCCTTGGTTTTGACTGGAGCAACTTACAATCACTCTGCACAGCCTGCCACAAAGAACAACACCTAAAAACCACTTTCTAATGATAACCACAGGTAAACAAATATATGATCTTTTAAAAGCCTCTGAGGTCCTTGTTGCCTTAGTCGGCTTAGATCGTAAGGGACAAGTGAAGATATACCCGCTGATAGCACCTGAGAACACTACAGCCCCCTATATCATTTATTCGAGAAGCTTCAACAACCAGAATACCAAAGACGGACTTGCTTATTCAGACAGCAGCATAGACATCACTGTCACCTCCGCTGTGTACTCTGAATCAATCAACATCTCAACGGCTGTCTTTAATGCACTGACTGGACCAGCACATTTGGAGACAGGCTCTGAAGCATGGGAGACTTCAGCCTACGTGCAATATCTTAATTTCAGTTTTCGGGGCGTGTAAAAATCTGAAGCCTGCTTGTATTTAAAGTAAAACAAGACCATGGCAACAGAACCCTTAAAAATAGCATACGGCGGAGACATGATGCTCTTTGTCACAACAGGCTTACCAATCGCATTCTCTACAGCTGCAAAGTTGGAAATCAATACTGATACACGTGAGATCAGTTCAAAGGATGGTGGCTACTGGAAAGAATACTCAGCAGGCCGCTTAGGATGGTCAGCCGGGACCGATGCTCTCTACACGGAAGTGCTGACAGGAACAGTATCAACAACCTCAATAGACGAGCTGTATGCTTTGCAGATAGCACGTACACCTATCACAATGGTGTTTGGTGCAGCAACCGGAGCAGCCGGAGCGCAAACCAACGATGCAACGAAAAAGAAATTCACAGGGCAGGCTATCATAACTGCAATATCAGTTAACGCACCTGACAACGACACAACGACTTACTCAGTTACCTTACAAGGTACCGGGTCACTTGTCAACGCATAATTTCGGGTTTGGGGTGAATGGAGAGAGCGGGCTGTGAGGTCCGCTTTTTTTTATGTATTTATTTCAGGCGTGTAGTATTTAAAATAAAACCCAAACCCTATGGACCAGACTATAAAAATTAAAGGAACTGAATACAAAATAAAGCAAGGCTTCAGGGCTTTGTTGGAGTTTGAAAAGCTATCAGGCAAGAACGCTTATGCAGCTAATACAAGTTTAACTGATGGGCTTATGATGTACTATGCCTTACTGCTTGCCAACAATCCGGAAAACTTCAATTATTCCTTTGATCAGTTTCTTGACTGCCTGGATGAAGACTCTGACATCCTGCCAGCACTCCACAAATATATGTACTCACTCACAAAACCTGAGAAGGCTGTAGCTGCTAAAAAAAAAACAGAGACCCGTTAAGTGTTAAAGAGCTTTATGGATTTATGGTTTATGATTGCGGAATTGCACCGGCCTATTTTCTCGATGAGATGACCATAACAGAGGTTGAGGCAGTGATGGAGAGATTCAATGCTGACTACCGCAATGAATGGGAGCAAGTAAGATTTGGGGCTTTTGTAAATGCAAGGGTGCAAGGTGCGAAGGTAAAGAAGCCCTCAGAGCTGATCACGTTTGCCTGGGAGAAAACAGAAGTACCTGAGTCCCGGAAATTGACAGCTAAAGAAATGGCAAGCCTGAAAGCGGATATGCAGGCCAGTTATGACAAATTTGTAAAAGGAGAAGGTGAGATATGGAAACCGGAATGAGTATCACCAACGCAAAGCAAATGATTGAAATGCTTAAAGGGTTGAATCCAGCTCTAAAGTCAAAGGTTGTGATTGATGGATTGCAGGCCGCTGGCAGGGTGATCAATGATGAAGCAAAGAGAAATCTTTTTGCAGCCCGCAAATTTAAAAGTAAAACAAACTACAGCTATTACTCACGGGCTTTCAGAGTAGATAATTACAAAGCAAGGAACGCAAACGAATTAGGAGGGGTGAAAGTTGGTGTAACAAAAGAGGGATATAAACTGAGGTGGATTCAGTGGGGCACAAAAGAGCGGAGCTATTACAACACTTCAACATCAAAAGTGAGTAAGTCTAAACTGGGTAGCAAGCACCGCACAGGCGCAATGAAGGGTACTAACTTTTTTTATGCAGCTGTGCAGTCCAAACAAAAAGAAGCCTTTGAAATTATAAGCAGCGCAATTATAAAATCCTTAGAAGATAACGTCAACAAATACAAATAGACTATGCCCTCAAAAATGAGTTTGCAGACAGCTCTTACCCTGAACGCTTCAGGCTTCAATGCAGGGATAGACAATGCAATAAAAGATACAAAAGATTTTCAGCAAGCTATTGGTGGGGCTTCGAAAGAAACTATCAAAGCTTTCAAAGATATTTCTCAGATGGGTATTGGTGAGATGAAGAAAAACCTGAGAGAACTCAGGAACATCTCATTCGCAGGGAAAAGCAAAGAAGAAATTGCGGCTATCAATAAACAGATAGGTATTCTCACTGATGAGTTTGGGGACCTGAGGGCTATGCAGAAAGGCATGGGTACTGAGTTTGGTGATCTTGCTGCTAAAGGAGTAAGGGGCTTTGCTGGAATGGCTGAGGCGGGTCTTGGTCTTGCTATGGTCTTCGGGATGGATAAGAAGCAGGCAGCGGAATATCAGGCTACAATGGTGGGTGTGATGGGTGCAGTTCAGGGGCTTGGTGAATTTCAGGCTATGCTGGGAGACAAGGTGCTACAATCATTAGTTATCAGGATTAAAGAAACAGTTGCAACAGCAGCTCAGACAGTGGCAACCTGGGCCGCTACAGCAGCACAGTGGGCTTACAATGCTTCACTGCTTGTTGTCATTGGTACCATAGGAGCCGCTGTTGTGGTTGTTGCTGCTATCACAGCGGGGATATACATGCTTGTAGGTGCTCACAATGATGCAAGGGAAGCAGCAGAAAAGCAAGGGCTTGCTGAGTATGATCTGCAAAGAGGTCTTACAAAGATGAAGCATGACAATGAACAGATGTTGAAACTTGCCAAAGCCAGGGGAGCAAGTGAGAAAGAACTGAAACAACTTGAAATAGGTTCAACAAATCAATATCTTTTAGGATTAAAGAAAAGACTTGATGCACAGCTTGATCTGAACGGAGTCAGGAAAGAAGGTGTAAAGGATGACGAAAGGCAGGCAATGCTGGAAGAGTTTACCACTGCTTCAGATGCTATGGATATCATGGTAGTGGAGTTGGGAAATCTTAAAGATAAAACGGACAAACACACGGGGGCCGTAAAAGAAAGCACCTCCGCTCTTCAGAAATACATAGAAGAACAAAATAAAATTATTGCAAACGATAAAGAGCTTGCACAGTTCAATGTTCCTAATCAGTCAGCCTCTGCAAAGTTCGGGCAGTTTGGCAATGTCGCAGTTGCAAAACCAAACGCAGTGACAGCAATGTCTCCACTTGGCGAAGATCAGACAGCGGCAAGACAAGCCTATGCAGAACAACTGAAGGATGCAAAGGACTTTATGAACAGCCTGAATGATATGTTCTCACAAGGTATGCAGTCTGTTGCAGCTTCTTTCTCTCAGGGCATAGCGGACATGATCACCGGAGACGGTGGCTTCGGTGGGTTCTTTGCCGGCATACTTAGCTCGGTAGGATCATTCCTGCAACAGATGGGAGCTGCTGTTGTGGCTTATGGCATAACGATGGAAGCCTTTAAAAAAGCCTTTGCCAATCCATTTGCAGCAATTGCAGCGGGTATAGGCTTAATGATTGCCGGGGCTGTTGTGAAGAACTATGCAAACCAACTACAAGAAAACAAGTTTGCCAATGGTGGCATAGTTGATGGAGACTCTTACTCAGGTGACAATGTTGTAGCAAGGTTGAACTCTGGTGAAATGGTGTTGAACCAATCACAACAGGGCCAACTCTTTGCAATGGCAAACGGTGGAGGCGGCTCAGGTGGAGAAGTTGTGTTTAGGGTCGAAGGAACTCAACTTGTAGGAGTGCTTAATAATTTCGGACGTAAGACTAAAAACACACGATAATGAGTCTTCAGAAAAAATACTACTACACCTTCAGATCCTTGCTGGATAATGTTGTTCACACTGTAGAGATTTGGCAGGACACTACCGCCACAATCACGGCTGTTGAGATCAGGGGAGACTTCTCTCCTTTCGTGGTG